GGAAAGAATGTCTTACTGCACCATGACTGGGAATCATGGTGGTGAAGGAGTACTGGGTCCCTCGAGTGCGAGATCAACCCTGGCCACAGAGCGCCTCACTCTCAATGAGAGGTGGTCGTCCCCTGTGGACAAGCCTAGCATGGGCAAGAAATTACATGCCGCACCGACGAAAACGGAAGAGAAACCTCACGCCAGGGGGTCAAAATTACCTGGCGGGTCGAGAAAACCTGGACGAGCGTCTACCAAGTTTTCCAAACACGGCCGGAGAGACGTTGTGGACGGACTAGCACTGACGCGTCCACAGAAGAAGAAGTCCCTGACCCCTCCAAAGGTCAAATCCCATCCTCTGTCAAAGGAGGATGAGAGGCAACTGAAGGAGCGCCCTTCCAAGAGGGCGGGATGGTCGTCGCACGAACACGTGCTGCGATTCTCCGCGGGATACAGGGCAAAGGCAACCGGGCGTTCCTACACGCTTGTGGAGTTGCAGAAGATGTGGTCCCACCCGGGATGGAAGAAACCAGTCGACTTGGTTAGAGAGGGCTTCGCCTACTCACCTACTGGCGCGATTTGGTACGTAAAGCAGGGGCAAGTGGATCTGGAGGTGGGATACCAGAGCCATGGCTCCTTGTTGGAGGAAGTACACTTTGAGGAGGATCGAGATCATACCCTGGAATTCGGGTACCTCCTCGAACAGGGCACCCACGACGACCCCAATTGGGGCCCTGAAGAGAGACTGGTGGAGGAGCGCCTGGACAGATTGAGACAGGCCCAGATTGACGGACACGGCAATGCCGATGAGTTATTCTGGCTCCAACAGTACAGCCCTCTGCACTTGAGGGAAGCAGTCAACGACTGCGCTGATGTTTTCGACGCAACCATCCAACAACGCGCCGGAGAGTTGTCATCGCGAAAGCCTTACAACACTCATCAGCACAGGAAAGAACTCCTTACGGTTGAGGAGGTTGACAAGCTTATCGCGCAGAAGAAGGAGGAGAAGAGGACGGAGGATGCCAGACCAACATGTGCAGAGGTCTGGCTGAACGTGACACAATGTGTGTCGCGCGAATTAGTGGGTTTTTCGCGCGATGCTACTGCTGCCATGCGAGCTGCAAATCTCGCACGCCAGACAATAGCCACGTATGAGCTGACGCCAGAAGAACATCAGAGCTTTAACACAGTGAAGCTTATCGAGATGTGCGCCAGCGATGCCCTAGTGGTGACCAGCAACGACCGCCACCTCATCGCTCCAATCCTTGATAAGGATTTTCAGGAGAAGAAACGCTTGTACCGTTTCTACACGAAGAGGTGCTTCACTGTGCTCGCTGCACCAAATGTCTGGGCAATCATTGTCACCCTTGCCTTTTCCATGCTATTTGCCTCAATGGCAACCAGCCCCATTGCCGTCTGGATTTTCCAGCGCGCATGGATGTTGATCGCCCGTGGTCTTATGTCATCTATCCCTGGAGCAAGTTGGGTCACACCATACTTGTCGGGAGTGGTCTCATTTCTGGTGCGGGCGATGTTGCCAAAGGGCATGGTAGTGGAGACAGCCATAGTAATAGGGCTAGTTCTCTGTTGGAGGAAGGGCTGGTTTGGTACCAGACAGGAGCGTTCCCTAGACGAATAGGGATACCGCCGGGATGGGATTTGCTCCCCACTCCCCAGAGGCGAGATAGCTCCAGGCCATAGCCTGAAAGAGGGCGTGGA